ATAAAATAATAGGAGGGAGGTGAAAGAATAAAATGTCAAAAATAGACTTAGCTAAAAAAATAGTAGAAGAAGCCAAAAAAGAACTTAATAAAGAGCGTGAGGAAAAATATAGAGAGCAAGCAAAAACGCTTTTGGAAGATATTTGTGAGGCTAAAAGAACAGTTGATTTGTTAGAAAAACAACTGAGAAATTTTATAAGAGAGGTTAATCTTAATAATTAAAGAATTGAGCCTCACGAGTAGGCTTATGGTCGTGAGGCAATAAGCCTACTAATTGGAGTTTAATTTTATGGGAAATGAAGAAGAATACATAAAAAAAATTGGAATAAAAGAGGTAAGTTATTTTTTGACAGACTTATTATATAAGAGGTTTGAGGGTGGACAAATTCCCGTGTTGGTAGATGATAAGTATATGTGGCAGGTTATTTTTACAGAAGCAGACAAATATGGAAGGCCAATGCGTTCTTATGTAGAATTTTTAACTTTACCGAGTTTGTTTATAAATAACTTAATGACAGAAAGGGCGGAAATTAGTTATACCGAGGTCACCGCAACGAAGTTTTGCGTTAGGTTAATAAATCCTGTTGTTGCATACAATTTTAGACCAAGCTTTGAACCAGATAGAAGTTACTATTTTATGTGGATGGGTAAAATTATAGATAGACAGGAAATTCCAGTTGAAAAACTTGATGTAAAAGAATTACTTAGGTTGGCACAGAAAGCAATTAAAGATAGGAACGGAATTATTATTGATGAAGTTGCTAAAAATAGGTTAATTAAGGGAAGCTAAACTTAATAAAATAATAGGAGGAAAATGAAAACAAAAATAATTAATTGGTTAATCAAAGTTTTAAGCGTAGATACCAATAAAATTAGTGATGGGTATCATACTTTTGAAAGTCTTTACGAACATAGAATAGAATTGTGGATTGCTTTATGTCGGCAAAGGAGAGAATGGGCGTGGAAAAGTAAGGTTCACTCTGACGGAACTGTTTGGGAGGGTTGGTTTATTTTAGGAATGGGAATTACTAAAGGAGAACAAATGACCTATCATTTGCCAATGAAATATTGGAAACAAATACCAGATATTGAGACTGTTAAAAAAGCCTACGAATGGGATAAACATACAGAGGAAGATGTTTTAGAAAGGCTTAAAGGTTTAATTTAAAATGATGTTGTGGCTAAACTTAATAAAATAATAGGAAGATGATTTACATAATAATTAGCCTACTACTAACCCACGTGTTTGCTTTTATGGTTGGAGGTTGGGTTGTAATGGCTCACTATGAAAAAGAAAGGTGTAATTATGAGAATACTAATAAGAAAACAAACCGGACTCTACTGCAAAAGGTGCAAAAAGGAACTAAAAAACGGAATTAGCGATTACTGTTTAAACTGCTCATATGATAGGAAAGCAAAAGAAGCTAAGAAAAAAAAGTCTTAAACCATTACCAACACTAAAAGCCAAAGCAGTTAAGACCTTTAATAAGTGGATTGTCACTAGGGACAAGAGAGTTTGTTTTACTTGTGGCAAACCAGGAGATGAGGCCGGACACTTTAAACACGGCAGACTGGACTTTGATGAAATGAATTTACACTGTCAGTGTACCCGCTGTAATCGGTGGTTGCATGGGAATTTGGGAGAGTATGCTATCCGGCTAATCAAGAAGTATGGCCAAGAGAAAGTTGACGATCTTGTTTTAAGAGCCAACCAGGTTAGGAAGTACAAAAGGGCGGAATTAGAAGAAATAATTACTAAATACAAAGTGTTATAATATGGGGAACTGCAAGATTTGTAATGCACAATTTTTAGGAAACGCAAAAAAATACTGTTTTGACTGTATGTATGAAAGAGAACTGGAAAGAAAGAGGTTGAATAGAAAGAAAAATGCCAAAACAAATAACAAATAGACCGGAAGGCAGACCCTCTAAATATATCCCCGAAGTAATTTACCCCAAAATAGACGAATATCTTAACTCTTGCGGAAGAGAACAAACCGCTTTACCAACGGCAGAAGGATTGGCGCTATACATCGGGGTAAATACAGATACTCTCTACGAATGGCAGAAAGTTCACCCAGAGTTTTCCGAATACTTAAAAAAATTAGCCGAAACACAAAAGAACCAACTAATGAATGACGGAATGTATGGAGGCAAGGAAGTAAACGCAAGCATGGCCATATTTCTATTAAAAGCAATCCATAGGTTAAGCGATGGAAGCAACCAAAACATAAACATATCCGGCGACAAAGTTATTGCTATATTAGGAGGATCAAGTGTACATCAAGACCAAAGCAACGGAGAAGATACTCCAACTGAAAAAAAGGATTAGGGGAGTAGCAGGCGGAACCGGTGCTTCAAAAACAATATCAATACTTCTTTGGCTAATAGACTACGCTCAATCAACGGAAAATGAACTAATATCTGTAGTTTCCGAATCATTTCCACATTTAAAGAGAGGAGTTATCCGGGACTTTCTTAACATAATGGAGACTCACAATTACTTTGAAGACGCTAGATGGAATAAAACGGACTTTGTTTATACATTTGGAAAAGGCTCCAGGATGGAGTTTTTTAGTGCCGACCAACCGGGCAAGGTAAGGGGGCCAAGACGTGATATCTTATTTATAAACGAAGCCAATAATATCAGTTATGAAACATACACACAGCTTGAGATCAGAACCAAGAAGATTATCTGGCTAGACTGGAACCCGGTTAGTGAGTTCTGGTGGTATTCAGAAGTATTAGGTAAGCAGGATTGTGATTTTATAACTTTAACCTATCGGGACAATGAAGCACTTGACCAACAAATAGTTCAGGCAATAGAGGCAAGACGGGGCAATAGAAACTGGTGGCTGGTTTATGGAGAAGGGCAGTTAGGAGAGGCAGAGGGTAGAATATACAAGGACTGGGCGATTATAGACGAGATACCCCACGAAGCAAGGCTTGAGAGATACGGGCTGGACTTTGGCTATTCAAACGATCCCACTGCTGTTGTTGCTGTTTATTACTACAACGGGGGATATATACTAGATCAGATCACTTATCAAAAAGGGCTTCTTAATAAACAAATAGCTGATGTTTTGATAAACAACTCAGCCGCACTGGTAGTTGCTGATAGTGCCGAACCGAAAAGCATAGACGAGATCATGGGGTATGGAATTAGCGTTGTGGGGTCATCAAAAGGCCAAGGGAGTGTGTTACAGGGTATTCAATATGTTCAGCAACAACGGATAAGCGTAACCAAAAGAAGTGTTGATTTATTAAAAGAATACCGCAACTATCTATGGCAAACAGATAAAGACGGCAGGATCATCAACGAGCCGGGTGTTATCTTCAACCACTTGCTTGACGCTACCAGATACGCCATGAGTAGTCTTAAACCATACTCAGATGATATTATTATCCCGGATGATACCAAAATGTTCACAGAAGGTTTTTACTAATGAGATACGAACTGTCCATTCGTCAAGATAACATCCAGGCATACACAGACATAGAACACGACATACAGTTGAAGCTAAACGGACTCTTCACTTTTATTTTAAGGATAAATAATGGTAAAATAGTCGATTATAATGTACTGGAGTTTGTAGATGCCCGAACAAAATACCTCCGCCTTAAAGAAATTACTAGAGAAGAACTTGTTATTGTTCATCATCTTGACCAAGGAACTGGAAACACTGCCATACGGCCAAGCAACTTTCAATGTGATGCTTAAAAACGGAATCGCTGATATAACCACGTTAAATATCACCAAGACAAAACGAAAAAGATATTGACAAGATAGGATATGCTTTGTTATTCTATCAACTAGATAGCTAATACCAAACTAATTTGGATTACGGCGCACCAGAAATGGATGCGCTTTTTTTATTGATTTATGACTAAAATAAGAAGCGAGATATTAGAAAGACAAGACGCATCCTCCAAATACCTCAAGACCAAGCGTGAACTGTGGGATGATGTAGAAAAACTATTCCACAACCAGCTCAACGATGCTAACTCACTTAAAGGCCAAGGGAGAGTCTTTGATCCACGACTAGCCACACTTACGTTGGAACGGGGCTATCGGGTAATGGCTCAAATGCAAACCGGTAAAGTAAGACCAATCTCAACCAACGACATTGGCAGTGGAAAACTAATGAACTTGCTTGTGGATAAGTATGTAATCCCCAATGCAAATGCTCAATTTGATCTTCTTACTAAGTTTAGAATGGCTGATATCTACTCCAACATCTATGGTAACTTCTTTGCTCTAATTGACTGGGATGTTAAAAAGAACGGCTATGTGGGGCCTGATATGTGGTTGCTTAATATCCGGGATGTTTTTCCACAAGTCGGGGCTGTATCAATAGAAGATAGCGACTACATTATTGTCCGCACCTGGAAATCCCTTTCTTACTTTGAAAACTTAAAGAAACAAGACGGCTTTAAGAATGTGGATAAGATTATTACCAAACTAAAAGCCAAAGCGGGCTCAAAACAACGTCGTGAGACCGAAGATATCTCCAAAAGAGAAGAAGAAGAATACCCACAGTCCGATCCGGCCAAGAACGGTGGCTTTTATGAAGTTCTAACCCAATATGAGGGGGACAGGTGGGTAGATTTCTGTGTAGATGCCGAAGAAGCCTTTAGAGATCAGAAGAACCCCCACGACAATGGTGAATTACCGGTTGAGTGCAAGTATTCTATCCCATTATTAGATGATTTCATGGGTATGGGTGACTTTGAGAGGGGTAAATCAATGCAAATGGTTATCAACTCCAACTGGAATTTGTATTTAAGAGCCGTTGAAATGTCAATCTTCCCTCCGGTAATGCTTAACAAAAGAGCAATAGCCGAAGGAACATCAATCCAATACCTTCCCGCTGCTAAATGGATGTTTAACGAACCTGTTACCAATGTTGCTAGTCCCTTAAATCTTAACCCACAAGGAATAAGCACTTTCAATAACACCCAACAAGCAGCCAATGGCTCGATCTTGAACATGTTTGGGACCACTGATACCAGTGTAACCCAAAACCAGGAAGCCGGTTATGGCAAAACACCAAGAGCCTTGGCTATGCAAGCACAAAGAGAAAATACCAGAGACAATGCTGACCGTTTTTATATGGAAATGTTTGTTAAGAATGTTATGAAGAAAATGGTCAACCTACTTAGCAACAAACAAAGCAAGGCAATTACAGTTAGGCTCTTTGGTGATGAAATAGAACAGCTTAAACGATCATACCCGGAGATAGCTGAGTTCTACGATGATAAAACCGGTAAGGTTACGATTGACAAAAAGACTACTGGTTCGGTTCTTTATGATTACGAGATAGTCTCAGGCTCAACTTTTGCTGCCGATCAGCAATCCCAACAGGAGAATATGTCTATGTTAATGGAGATGTTTATGAAAGCCCAAACCCCCAACGGCAACTGGATGGTGCAACAGCTAGCACAAGACGGCTACAACTTAAAGTTTGGTGAACTCTTTAAAAGAATAGTCTCTAGCTCTGGTATTCAAGACTGGGATAAGATTTTAGAAGAACAAACCGATGAAGAGAAAAGCAAAGCAATCCTTGAAGCTCAAATGCAAAAGTTTCAACAAGCAATGATGCAAGCCCAAGCAGAAGGGGGAGGCATGAACCAAATCCCACCTCAACCAGGGATGCCACCAGAACAACCAATCGGCCAGGAAATGAACCAAGGCATGCCACCAATGCCGGGAATGGAGGGCAATGTCTGACGCTGCACTAAGGCCAGATGTCTTTATTGGTAACTTACCCTCATTAGTTAAGCAAGACCAAGCAACCAAAAAGGGAGCTACCACCGAGGAAATACAACTAGCGGCTATGGCTGAGAGTGCAGGGTGGATGATCTTTAAAGAATTTGTTGGCCAGGTAAAGGATGAACTTGACCAGCTAAACGAACAGGCAATCGGGCAAGGTAAAACAAAAGAAGAGATAGGGGAAAACGCAATTGTTATCTCACTTGTTAAAGGAGTAGTCAATAAACTTATTTTTAAAGTTGAAGATGCAAAGGACGCATGTGCCAAATGAAGAAGAAAACGAAGAGCCAATTCAAGAAACGCTTGATTTCAATTCGCCAAGTTTTACATTCGTTCCGAAAGAAACTCACGAATGGCGGCAAAAAGGTTATTACTTGGTGTGTGTTAGTTGTGAACTCCAACATGCGGTCTTTATCGGGCCGGATAAAATTATGGTTGGGGTTGACGAAAAAGGCTCGCCAATCATCAAGAGCCGTAAAGAGCTAGGAATGGCTTAAGTAATAGGCAAAGCCTAGAAAGTCTGTTGTAGGGCTTTAAGGAACCCCACAATAGGTTTTTTAAGTGATTAGCTTAAAGCCGAAGGTTCTCACATTACCTTAATCGGTGTGTACGAAAGGAGGCCATCATGACCGATGACCAAATCGACGTAAAAGAAGAAATCGCTGAGGAAGAGGTCAGCGATTCTACCTCGTCAGTAGAAGAACCAAAAGCGACTGAGGAAGTTTTGGAAACCCCTGAGGAGACCGAATCGACGGAAGAGGAACCCAAAGAGGAAGAAGAAACAGAAACAGAGGATGCACCTAAAAAAGGAGCTAACCAAAGGATCAGGGAGCTCAATCAACGGGCTAAACAGGCTGAGGCTAAGGCTCAATCATTAGCAGAAAGGCTTGCGGAAACCACAGGTTCAGTAGAACCTTCAACACAATATACTCCGCAAGTTCAACCAGGAGCCGAGATTAGTCCAGAGCAATACCAAAGTGATGTCTTGCGAGCCGCAGACGGACTGGTAACGCTGAGGATTAAACAAAGCGAAGCGGTGAATAAGATTAACACAGAAGCTAACGAAGCCCTAAGAGCCTATCCTGAACTTGATCCGGACAGTGAATCTTTTGATAAGGAGCTATCCGATAGCATTACTGAGGCAGTGGATGCTCAAGTTAGAGTTAATCCATATACCACATCAGTTAAAAAAGTTGTTGATAACATGATGAAACCCTATAGACGGGCAGTAAGCAAACAAGTAGGCAAGGAGACCGAGAATATGGCCAGGCAAGTATCGCAATCCGCTCTTAGGCCTACCGCTGTTAGACAACAAGAGAAAAAGACGGAGGACATGACTATCGCTGAATTAGAAGCTGAAATAGGGATTGTTCAAAGTTAAGACTTGGCATTTGCAAACTTGCTAAGAAAGGAAGTGAAAATTAAAAATGGCAACAGACAACACAACCTCAACATTGTCACCAGCAGTGGCGACATATTACGAGAAAGTTTTTCTTGAGAGAGCAAAATTTGAATTGATCTTGAAAGAAGGAGGTCAAGTACGAACTCATCCGGCCAACGAAGGCAAGACGGTGAATTTCACCAGACTTGTTCCTTCCGACATTGATGCTACGGCATTAACGGAATCGTGCAATCCTCCAGCCTGTATTATTACCGCCTGCACAGTCGCAATGACTTTAGCAGAATATGGTAAAACATTCAGAAGCTCAAAGTTCTTATCTCTAACATCAATTGACAGCAACCAGAAAGAATTTATTTCAGTTGCAGGTCAATCAATGGGAGAAACCCTTAACCGGGTTGTTAGAACCGAACTTAGGAATGGTACAGCTTTCAGACCAAATTCTCATACTGTAGCAACAGAAGCAGCCGGGGATGTTTTATCCGCTTCCGCAATTAGGGAAATGGTAAAAACTCTTGAGCTTGCTAAGGCTATGCCTTACAAGGATGGTTTATTCGTAGGAAAAACCAATCCTTACTCCAAATACAGTTTGCTTGGCGATTCCACTTGGGTGAACGCTAAGACTTACAGTGATGTAAGAGATTTGTACATGGGAGAAATGGGAGAACTTTATCAGGTTAGATGGTTAAACAATAAGGATGAAGCGGCAACTTGTGAAGCTACCTCAACAGCAGCCTCCACAGTAGCGGTTTATTACACTTATGTTCATGGTGACAACTCCTTCGGAGTCTATGACTTAGCGGGAGACCAACCAAAACTTTACATCTTACCAAACGTGGTTGACTCAGGTAGTCCTGCGGGTCGAATTTCCTTGATTTCATGGGCTGGCTCATACGTAGCTAAACTTTTGAACTCAGAGTGGGTGCTTGCATGTAGATTTACCGCTAGCTAGTTTAGCTAGGCAGTTAACTACCTCTTGACAAAAGAGAGGAAAAGAGATAAACTGGGGGACATGATTCTAATTAATGTTCCCCCAGTAACAAAAAGGTGTAAGATTTGTAAAAAGATTTTTACCAAAAGTAAGTATTGCGGGTGGCCAGAATGGAAAAGAAGAAAATACTGCTCAACGGGATGTGCAGACAGAGCAAAAATAGGGAAACCAAGCTGGAACAAGGGAATAAAAATAGACAGAAATAAGTTTCCTAATTTTGGACACTTACAAAAACATACGCCAGAAGCACTTGAAAAAATAACAGAAGCGAATAAAATAAACGCTGGCAAAAGGACTAAAGAGTTTTATCGAGAGAACCAGAAACTAGCAATAAGGGCGGGAAAAGAAAGAGGGAGTTACAAGGGGACTCTAGGAAGAAAGAAGAACCTAAGTTCTGTTTGGAAAGGGGATAAGGCAAACTATAATTCCAAACATAGATGGATACAGAAGAATTGGGAAAAGACAGGAATTTGTGAAAATTGCGGGAAACAAATTAAGCCTTTTGGGAAAAGAAAGTTTGGTACAGAGTGGCACAATCTAGACGGGAAATATAACAGAGAAGACAGGAATACTTGGTTAGAACTTTGTAAAAAGTGCCACAAACGATATGACAACACTTGATTACGGAAGAAAAAACGATTTAGAAGAAATTTACTTGCACATTAAAGAGGCAAGATCATCTGGCGAAAGAGAACACTGGGAAAGACTAGCCAGTAAGATTCTAAGAGAGTCTGGGGCAACAAGGGAACTAAGAGAAAAAATGTTAAAAGCAGTGAGAACTGGAGACAGATGGGCTGTAAGAAGTTTCTCAAACCAGTTAGAAAGATTACAAGAAAGGGAATTAAATGGACACTACTTTCAGAAGTCGCCAAACGATCTCTGATAAACCAGTAACAGAAGAAAAACCAATTAAACAAGGACCAAGTGCGGAGATAGAGACACATGTCGAACCGCCATTTTTGGATTATGAACACGAAAAAGGTAAACCATACTTGGTTGACTATTTTGATCTAGGGGAATTTTGGCAAGACAAGGTTGGCGGTTTTGAAAGTGAGGTTCAAACTATAAACAACTATATCAAAGACGAGATAGAACAAGGTAGAATTGACAATTCGGTTGAGTCGGTCAAGAATTTGCTTAAAAAGATAGAAAAACAAGCGGGTTACGACAAAACTGACAGAAATGTGGTTAAGATAGCCCAAATGGCAGCTTTTACCGAGTTTTTATATAAAACAAGGAATATTAAAAATAATAATTACAAATATGGCACAAAATACTAAAAGCGTACCAGGAATAAAAAACAGCGAACAAACGATCTTAAATACTTCTTTTGACGAGGACTTTGGAGTTTTGGCGGTTGAACTACTAAGTCATAACCCAATATCTGATACTTTAGAAAGAGTATCTTCTATTCAGGGCAACCCCTCTCTTGCTCTCACCTATGATGGCTCAGACCAACTAACAACTATAGAAATGACTATTGGCTCAACAACCTATACTAAAACGCTTACTTGGACTGATGGTTTAGTTACTAACATTTCAACTTGGAGCTAAATATGGACTTATCAACCGCAACAGAACAGATAGTTCTAAGTAAAGACGGTAAGACCGCCATAAGATATAAGGTGGTAGGGGAGAGTATTGACCTTGAGGCTTTAAAAAGAGAGAAGGAAACGTGGGAGAAGATGACAGAGCCTGGCGAGAAAGAGCTTGTTGAAATGGGCAGGTTAATGCACCCGTATTACATTTAAAAGCAGGTACAGCTACCGCTTCTACCGCACCGATTAAATTCACTACTGGGGTATCTCTAACCGCACCAGAAGCAGGAGCGGTAGAGTTTACTACTGATGATTTGTTCTTTACCATTACCACAGGAACAGCAAGAAAAGCGTTTGTATTGGATGATGGGGCAAGACTTACAAGCGGAAAGATACCCGTTGCCACTACTAACGGAAGGTTAATTGACTTGACTGCTCAAGCACATGAGGCAGACGCTAAAGTTGATTACACCACGGGTGATTTGGATTCAGAAGCAGAAATAATTACCGCCGTAAACGCTACTAACGCTAAAATAAACGCAGTTCTGGCAAAACTGGAAACATTACAATTATTTGCCACAAGTTAAGGAGAAACATGAACTATCAAATTAGCAGATATGAGGAAAAGTCAGACCAGTTATTTATCTGTATCAGTCATACAGAAAAACCAGTCTATATTGAACACTTTTTTACAGCCGAGGAGATGAAAGACGAGGCTTCAAGAATAGCCACGATTGAAAAGTTGGTGGCAGAGTTGGAGATAAAGGCTGATGAGTATGTCGAGCCAGAGCCGTTTGTCTCAAAAGTTGAGGAAGCACAGGCTTTTGTCTTGGATAGTAAGAAAATAGCTGATGTTAAAAGTGCTATACTAGCGGCAAAGTTATTAGAAACACCAGAGGGGGTGAAGTAAATGGAAAAAGTAGAACCAAGGGTAGAAAAAGTAGAACTAACTAAAGCTGAGCTAACAGCCTTGATTCAGGTAGTTAATCAACCCCGCAATCAGGATTTGCAGACAGCAGAGTTTTTCATCCAACTCAACAACAAACTAGCGAGAATGGTTGACCAGATAAAATAAAGTAGTATAATACCAGTTAATGCTCACAGAGTTAGAAAAACGAGTTATAGAGATTGCTTACAAGTTAAAACTAACTCATTTGAGTGCCTATTTGACCGCAGTTGACCTCATAGACAAGATTTACTCCGTAAAAAAGAAAGACGAACCATTTATTTTATCTCAAGGCCATGCTTTTGTTGCCTTAGCGGTGGTTTTAGAAAAATACGAAGGTAAAGATGCTATGGCACTGGCAAAAAAGTACATGACACACCCTACAAGGTGTAAAGAGGACGGGATTGACTGCTCAACTGGCAGTCTAGGTCAAGGATTAACAATAGCGGTAGGAATGGCCATAGCTGACCCCACAAAAGATGTTTATGTTCTCACCAGTGATGGTGAAATGGCCGAAGGATGTTGTTGGGAGGCTTTAAAGATAGCCGGGGATCAAAGACTCGAAAATTTAAGAATAATGGTAAATTGCAACGGATACTCGGCTTACAACAAGGTTGATACCGACCTTCTTGACTTGCGGATGCAATACTTCTACCCCTCGCTTTGTTTAAAAACTAACATGTTTAAATACCCCAAAGAATTACAGGGAGTTGATGGCCACTATTCCCATATTACTGATGAAATGTATAAGGAGGCAATGAAATGAGCAAACAGTATAGAATGTATGGTACAATAGATATATGGGAAAAAGGACTGGAAAAATCATTCGGTGTAAAACCTGCGGGAAGGAGAGATACGTTAAGCCAAGCCTTCTTAAAAGAGGCCGTGGAGTTTATTGTTCGATGTCGTGTAGAAGTAAGTATGCGGTCAAGAAAATGCTTGAAGTCCGTGGGGAAAATTGGAGAAAGAATGTTATTAAGGCATCAAAGAAAAGAAGAAAGCTTTGGAAGATTGATCCAACCACACACCCACGCTGGAAAGGAGATGGTGTTGGCTATTTTGGGATTCACGACTGGATTGAAAAAGTGGCTGGTAAACCTAAAAAGTGTACAGTTTGCGGACTTGACAACAAAAAGAGGGTTTATCATTGGGCTAATATTAGTGGTTTGTATAGGAGAGATATAAATGACTGGAGAAGGATGTGCGTCTCGTGTCACCGAAAATTCGATTATAGAAGAAAGGATAAAAAATTACCCACACCATCCGTCGCAGAGGGGTAAATTTGGGTTTGAGTTATATAAGCAAATGGCGAAAAATGAAAATGTTTGGCTTATCCTTCCTGATTTGGGATATAAACTTTTTGATCCACATTGTGCAGACTTTCCCGGCAGGATAGTTAAAACTGGGGCCTCAGAGCAAGGAGCAATGGGAGTAGCCATTGGGCTAGCAATGAAGGGCAAAATACCCTTTATCTTCTCAATTACCAACTTTGTTATTTACCGGCCTTATGAGTGGATTAGAAACTATATTGACCATGAAGAAATCCCGGTTAAGATACTTGGTGGAGGTAGAGACCTAGACTATGCTGACGATAGTTTCACCCATACTTGCGAAGAGTTAAAGACCGTCTTATCAGCTTTTCCCAAGCTAGTACAATTCTGGCCTCAAAACAACGAAGAGATTGAGACAATGTGCGAAGAAATGGTTACTAACAACAAACCGAGCTTTATTAGCCTGACTCGCAAATGAAAGAAATAGAAACCCCCTATGGCCTAGTTAGAGAGAAACCCCCGACTATTGTCCTCACTGCTTACCCCAGAAATACCAAAGAGGTTAAAAAGCTAATTAAGATAGATAGAGCAAACCCTAGAGTTATGGTTTTGTGTTATGGGGGCAAATGCGAGAAATAATTTGTGGAGCCGGTGGCTTCTTAGGATCAAACCTTCGTAAACACCTTGAGAGTAAAGGGAAAGAGGTTATTGTCCTTCCAACCGAGATGCTTCTTGACCCCCCCGATATGCACGTTTTCTTAAAAATACACGAACCATATCACCTATACTATTTGGCCGCTTATGGCAACCTACATGGACAAAGTGACCTCGATGAAATATACCGAGCTATTATTATTAAATTTCTTAACTTATTACAAGCAACTAAGGAAACAATGGTCGAGGCGATCATAACTGCCGGGTCAACCTCAGAGTATGGAAACAAGACCGAACCGATGAGAGAAGATATGCTTCTTGAACCCGATACTTTTTATGCTGCTGCCAAAGCCGGGGCGACTCATTTGGCACAAGCATGGTCGATTAGAGAAAAAGCCCCGGTAGTTGTGTTTAGGCCGGCATCAATGACAGGTGTTGGTGAGCAGGAAATACATTTAATTCCAACTTTAATCAGAAGCTGTCTGTTTGGTGAGGCTATGCCGTTTGTGGGCGAGGCAATGCACGATTACATAAATGTCTTAGATGTTTGTTCAGCCATAGAGATACTAGCAGAAAAAGCAGGCGAGATTAAGGGGCAAATCTTTAATGTGGGAACTGGAGTCCAAACAAGCAATCTAATAATTAAAGAGATGATTGAACATATAACGGGCAAAAAAGCAAACATTAATAAAGCTGTTAAGGTTAACCCTCAACACTTAAGCGAGGTTTGGATTGCCAATAGTGGCAAGATGAAAGGAATGGGCTGGAAACCAGAGTGGACACTTTACAAAACTTTAAAAAGTATGGTGAGGGCGATATGAAAGACGTGTGTTTTTTTACCACCTATGACGAAAGAGCCAGAGAAATGGCGACTGGAATGATTAATAGTGTCAAACATTGGTATCCGGATATTCCAATGGAAGCCCTGGAGATAGACAAACAAGACGAGTCGGGACATTTCGATGTATTTAATTTTTGTTACGCCTATTTAAGACATGGACTGAAACTGTTGGACGAATATAAAAGAATTATCTATATTGACCCGGATTCGGTTATGTGTAACTTATGTCCGGACTTATTTGACGATTACGATTTGGGGGTAGTTAGAAACAATACTGAAAGAGGCCCAGAAGGCGGAGGAAGAAGAGAAGATGTCTATATAAATGCTGGTTTATCGGTTTGTACCCACAAGGCGGTCTGGCAAGAAAGAATTGATGAGTATGAAAAGAGGATGAATCAAGGTCGGGATCTGCTTAATGAACAAAATGGCTTAAATTGGACTTATCACAACACAAAATACAACGCTAAGTTATTAGAGTTTAATGACCGATCCTATGGTATTTCTAGTTTATATCACTATCAGAAAATAGACGTTAGAGATGGTGAACTATGGTTGCCGAGCAATAAGAAGTTATGTATTTTTCACGCTGCTGGTGTCTATTGGAAAACCGGAACTAAGTTAAATCTTGATTATATTGAAAACGAAGAAGCTCGTGAAATGATGAGGAGTTACACAAATGCTTAATGCTATCTTTTTTCCAAAGCTAGACCACTCATTTTCACCATTCGAGGCTTTATGGATTCCAGAGATACTTCAAGAATTATGGATTAAGAATGTTTATGGTGGAATATTTGGAGAAAGAACAGATATGGTAGTAATTGACGCAGGAGCTAACTGCGGTCTTGCTACTCAATACTTTTATGACCATTGTAAACAAATTTACAGTATTGAACCAAGTCCGGAACACTTTGAGGCCTTAAAGAAGAACAAAGAATTTAACGGTTGGGACAAAGTTAAACTTTATAACTGCGCTTTGGCTAACCACGATGGTGAGGCTCAATTACATATACACGTTGGAAATAGAACTGCTAATTCTTTAACAAGTAACTGGGGACACGGAGATGAAACAGTAAAAACAATAACCTTAAAAACAATATTTGACGAAAATAAGATTGAATCGGTGGATTTCTTAAAAATGGATATAGAGGGAGCAGAGGATCAAGTATTAGAAAGTCCGGAGTTTGCAGAAGTCGCACCAAAAATAAAAGCAATGGTTGTTGAATATCACAATGGCGGTTGGGAAAGATTACACGCACTTGTTACAGGCTTAGGTTTTCAATCACAAAGAGAAGCGGTTGATACTGTTAATATATTATATTGGAGGTGACCATGCTCGGTCGAGATAGTAAGGGAAGGTTTTTAAAAGCAAAAAGTAAATTTGTAAATAGTATCTGTTTAATTTGCGGATTAGAGTTTTATACAAGACCTTGTTTTAAGACGACGGGAAAGGGTAAATATTGCAGTTCAAAATGTTACGGAATCAGTAAAAAGGGTAAACCAACATGGAATAAAGGCATGGCGACTTTTGATAAAAAGAAATATCAGAAAAAATACCAAGAAGAACATAGAGAACTAATGAGATTAGGTGTTAGAAAATATATGCGAAGGAATCGGGAGAAATGGTATGCCTATAAACAGAATTGGAGAAAAGAAAATCCAGAAAGGGAAAAACTTTATCAAGAAAAACGAAAGGCGATGAAGCTTAACGCCGAAATCAACGATTTTACTATAAAAGAGTGGATTGAGTTAATAGTCGAATATAAACATTCTTGTGCATATTGCGGTAGATACACAGAAAAATTAACACAAGACCACATAATTCCTCTTAATAGAGGGGGGAATCACACAAAATTAAATATAGTGCCAGCGTGCAGTTCTTGCAACTGCAGGAAAAACGACCTTTTATTGAGTGAAGATATTAAAAGTAATTTTCAGTTATTTAAAATTTATTTAAACAAGGAGGTAGTTTTATGTTAGGTGCACTTTTTTATCCAACTGGCGATAAAGAAAAACCAATTAAATTTGAATCTTTATACGTCCCCTATATTTACAAAGAAATTTATCTTGAGGGTGTTTACACTGATATTATGCGGGAGCCAAAAGATGTGGTTGTGGATATTGGTGCAAACATTGGCTGTACGGTTCAATTCTTTAGAGAAAAAGCTAAAAAAGTTTATGCGGTAGAACCAAGCTCGGAACACTTTGAAGCCCTAGAAAACAATAAGAACTTTAACCAGTGGGACAATGTGGAAATCTTTAACATGGCCATAGCCGATAAAGATGGGGAAATGCAGTTAAATAAGAACAGCCAGAACATGACTTGCAACAGTTTGACCCTGGACTATGGAGAAGGGGGAGAAAAGGTTAAAACCCAAACTTTTAATACTTTCTTTAAAGAAAACAAGATTGAGACAGTGGATTTTATGAAATTCGATGTTGAGGGAGCAGAAGAAAGTATTTTATGTGCTCCCGGATTTGCTGATGTTGCCCCAAGAATTAAGGCGATGATGGTTGAGTTTCACTTCCCAAGTTTTCCAAAGATAGTTGACCATTTAATTGGGTTGGGTTTTCGAGCAAAAAGATACCCAAGTTCAGCCATTATATTTCTGTTTGAAAGATGAAAGACAAGTGTTGTTTCTTTACCATCGCCGATGACCGGTATTTTTACCCAGTCGGCACGATGATCTTAATAAACTCGTTTAAAAAGTTTCACCCCGACATTGACCTTGTGGTTTTTAGACAAGACATGATTGACAAGGTGTTTGCCGAGAAGGGAGTCAACTTTTATAACTGCAGACCCACTTTTGCCAAATTATTGGTTCCGCACTATGACCGGGTGGTAGGGATTGATGCAGATAGTATTATTCTTGGGTCACTGGACGAGATTATCAATGGAGATTACGAAGTCGGGGCTCCCACTAACCAAAACGATTACGAAAACATGAGCCTTGAGAACATAACCGAGGAGATGTTTTTACAAGCGGGGCTGGTCGCTTCCAGTAATCCAAAGTTTTGGGATATCTGGGAAATCAACAACAAAAACGCCATGAAGTACCAAGCCCAAGAAAACAGTGTTCTTAATCTTATCTGGTATAACGATCCGGTGGTTGGAAAGATGAAAAAAGTAATCTTTGACAAAGATAAAAACTATTACGGCTGTAAGAGCCTAAATAGAGAGTCAGAGTTTTATTTAGACGGCAATAAGGTTATGTGTAGAGGCGAACAGGTTTTTATTTACCATTCAGCCAAGGGCGGGGCGAATATGCCGAAGTTTCAGTTTGACAAAATGGGGTTCCCACCAGAAGTAACTCAATTTATGCAAGGATTAGGCTACTATGGAACCACCTTTAGACTGGGGGCAATTTGAAAAAGTTTTACAGTATCATTACCCCACCTTTTGATCCTACCAGTGGCGGGATAAGAGTAATGTGGGGACTATATGGGTGGTTATTGTCCAAGGGGCAAGTTGCTTACACTAATGCTACCAGCGAGAACCCCAACGACTTTATTGCGATTTATCCTGAGATTTATCAGGGCAATGAAGCTAATGCCGGAACCGTGGTAAGATACTTATTGAATAAGCCGGGGGCGATGGCTCTATATGGGACACCCGGTCCAACAACTTTTGACAAATCCGATATTATTTATAGTTTTAGTAAAATGTACTATGACACAAACGAAAAACACACGCTTTTTTTACCAATACTTGATCTTCACCTCTTCAAAGACCAAGGGAGAAAAAGGACAAAAAGAGTTGTCTTTGTTGGCAAGGGGAAAGACGAAGGCTTGCACCCGAAAGAGTGTATTGCGATTGATAGAAAATTTGCAACAGACCAACAAGCTCTAGCCGGACTGCTTAATGAGTGCGATGTGCTTTACAGTTACGATCCAGTTTCGGCTATGACTGAGATTGCCAGACTTTGTGGTTGTAGGGTAGTAATGTTGCAAAAGACTTACACCAAAAGCGAGTATCGAAACTATGAACCTGGCCTAAACGGCATGAGTTTTGGATTAGATGAAGAAGTACCTCTAGACTCAAAGGGGTTTAGAGCACACTATTATTATTTGAGGAAAACTTTTTCAGAGAGATTGGATGAGTTGATAGAGGAGACACAATGCAGTTAATACGTATCTTTTCATTTCCAAGCCATAGTCCGGGCAAACAAGTAAGCGGGGTTGACTATCCAAGGGTAATTCAACCCATGAAGTTTCTAGACGGCTACAAGGATGAAGATACCATGTTTGAGGTTGTCCACTGGGATGGTAAAAAGATCGCAATCCAAGAGTGGGACGAAATAACCAAGGGGATTGACATACTTTTCTTTAATTACACCATAGATGATTGGGCTTTTGCTTCTATGGGGGAGATGTGCAGAAAGAACAATGTCAAAATGGTAATGGATATTGACGATGCGGTTTGGAGAATTAACCCAGACAACACCGTTTATGACAAATACAAGAAGGGAAGTAAAGGAATTGCTATTTTAACCGACATTTGCAACGAAGTTGACTACTTAACTTGTACAAATACTTACTTAAAGAATGTTTTGGTTGACTCAACCACAAAAAAGCATGAAGAAATTGCCTGTTTTGGTAATAATGTTGATCTGGGGCTGTACAATGCCACTCCTGACCTCAAAGACTCCTACAGCGTAAACATAGTCCACTATGGAAGTTCAAGTCACTACAGCGATTTAAAAGACCCCGAATTTCAAAAGGGAATGGATAAGATAATGTATGACTATCCCAATGTTACTTTCTTAACCGTAGGGTCTTTTTTTGGTGAATTAAAAGAAAAATGGGGCAAAAGGTATGAAGAAGAGTTCGGGGCATTAAACTTTTTAGACTGGGCGAAAAATAGATTTCCAGAAGTAATGGCCAAAACGGATATTTTTGTGGCGCCATTAACCGACAATGTTTACAATCGCTGCAAGAGTGATATTAAGCGATCCGAGGTTGCAACTGCTAAAAAGCCATTCGTGGGTCAAGACATACGCCAATACCAAGAGTGTATTACCAATGGAGTGGATGGTTTCTTGTGCCGAACTGCAGACAACTGGTATGAAACGATTAAAAAACTAATTGACGATAAAGAATTAAGAAAAAGTATTGGTCAAGCAGGATATGACCGTGTTTTAAAGACAAGACAAGCCAAAGACATGGTTAAAGATTATGCCGATTTCTTTAAGAAGGTCTTGACAAAATAGGGAACACTTTGTTATTGTTTGTTTAGTTATCAGTTGCACATGGTTGCAATATGTGACCCGAAACCCGAAAGGGACGGGTCTTTTTTATTTAATAAGGAGGAAACATGTCAGTAACATCACTTTTCCCAGTACCGGTTCCAACCCCTTATCAACCACCTTCTGCTGGCGGAAACCCAGCTGTTCCTGCGGGGACAGAGGGAAGATATGTTCCAAGTAACCAGCCATATTATCAAAATGCAACTTTTGTTGGCCCAACATGGGGGCAACCAGTAGCTTCTTCGGGAAATACACTAGAGCAGCAAACACAAGCTCCGGTTCCTCAACCACAGCAAACACAAAACACTGGCGGGGATTGGGGTTCTATTTATAATTCTCAATACAAAGGATGGGACGAGGCAGCTGCTAGAGCAGACTGGCAGGCAAAAGGAAGCCCAACCTCTTTTGGCGGGGATCAAGGCGGGGGTGCTCCAAGTATTGACTATGGTCCATATTTTGCACAACTAGATCAACAACTAGGGCTTGCACAAGGATCAAAGGCTTCTGGAGAGGCAACTGTTGGTTCTCAATACCAAACGGGACTAGGTGATTTGAATTTAAGCAACGAACAACAACAGGCAATTCTTGATAAACAACGGGCAGAAACACAAACAAACAAAGCTAGTACACTAAAAGATATTTCAACCAATTTAAGAAACTCTTTTATGGCAGGTAACATTTACCTAGGAGCAAGAGGAGCCGGAGATAGTTCAGCTGCCAACCAATACTCTTATGCTTTGACAAAACTAGGCAATCAGCAAAGAGGCGATGTTCAAAGCCAAACAGCAACCATAATGGCTGATATAGACTCAAGAGAGTCAAATCTTGCCTCGGTGTATCAAAACGAACAGAAAAAACTAGCGGCAGCCAGAGATGAAGGCATTAGGCAAGTTGGAGAATGGTTTGCCGGAGTCCAACAGCAACTAGCGGGGTTAAAAGGAGAGGCTTTAAGAAACCAATCAGAACAGGCTTACAACATAGCGATAAACGAGCTTAATAGAGTCAAAACCGAAGCTGCTAATTTGTCAAGCAAACTACAAGACTGGGCTTTAAATAACTCAAAGACACTACAAGAGGCAAGAGCCAACTTATCGGGGATAGCCGCTACAGGATACAACCAACCACAAGCTCAACCTTTAACAAGTACCCCGGTGGTAACGGGAGCTGATGTTACTGTTCCGGCTTATGGTGGAGGAGCACCAACCCAAGATAAAACTAAAAACCTATTTGACCAGTACAACATGTCAAGCCCTAACTGGCAATTCAGTCCCAACAGGGGGTACTAAATGGCCTCGCTAAAGGACTTGTCAGAAAGGGTTAAACAACTCTTCTCAACTGCGGGAAGCAATCTTTCATCGTGGAAACAAGTTGCTACTACTCCACAACTAAGACAAGACTATTCTAAGTATGTGGTTCAACCGGCTCAACAGAAACTTGAAAATAGCACTTATGGCAAAGTTGCCAGTAAAGTTAACCAATATAACCCCTTTTCTTATGTTCAGGCAATGCAAACTGGGTTAGCTAAACAAGTGGCAAAACCAATCGCAAGTTATGGTAAGTTTATAGGAACAGGCTTGATCCAAGCTCCACTTTTAGCGGCAACTAAGGGAAGGGTTAATGTTCCCTTTTCTTCCGAACAAGAATTACAAGACCTTTACAAGACAACAACTCTACCCGGTGGGAAACAATTATCTCCAAATCAGTCTATGGCCTTAAGGGGTGCAGGTAAAACAGCGATGGCTGGGCTAACAGCTTCTACTGCACTAAACCCCATGTCTTATATGTATCGTGCCTTCCCGGCAATCTATGGGGCAGGGGGTAGTGCTAAAGATGTTGAAAACGCAGTTGCTGACTTTGCTGGACCATCAAGACTGATTTCTAAGCTTAAACCTGGCTTTGAACAGACAAAAACAGGCCAAACACTAGATACGGTTGAGATGATCGCAGGACTTCTTTTAAACAGAGGGGTTGATGATATGGCGATAAAGGCTCTTTTAGGAAATAAGGCAAGTAAGGTAATAACAAAGATTTCAGCGAAAACACCAATGGTTTTTAAACCAAAAGACTATTTAACACAAGAAGAGGTGAACATTGTTGACGATATTATTACTGCTGTTAGTAAAAACAAAGATATAACTTTTGGAGACAATAACTTTATAGATAATATTTTAACAAGCAAGACGGGGGCTAAGTTAGAGAAACTAGAAGAAATGACACTAAACCAAAAACTAAACGAGATTGCCAAGTTTGCGAATATAAGTAGTGACTATTTAGCTAAATCACAAGAAAGATTTAGAAAGATAAAATTACCCGGCATGGGATTTGCAGAACAACCAACCAAACCACCTAGAGGGGGAGTAGGGGTTAGCCCAGAAGTAAAACCAGACAAGTTTGTTCAAGAAATGGACGAGATGGTAAAAAACAGTGTTCCCCCTAAGCCAACCAAACCTCTAGTAAAAATATCCGCTAGCGAGGGTCAAGAAAAACTGACAGGGGCGGTAATGGGCGAAGAAGAAGGTGTGTTTAAAAATGTCTTTGATAAGTGGATCGGCCAAAGAGAAGTAGCTAAAACAACGGGTGCTGAGGCGGGATATAACTTTAGGGATATACCCAAAGAAAAAGCTACCGAGTTTATAAACCAAGCCGAGGGAGTAGCAACCAGTAATGACCCGGAGATAGTCGCAAAGGCGATGGAGTGGAAACAAACAACCGACAAGCTATATGGCGACCTACAGTCGGTGGCAAAAAAAGAGGGAGTTGATCTGGGCTACATTGACCAGTATGTAACTCATTTTTGGAAACAGTCACCAGAAGAAGTGCAAAGAATATTGTCAGCCAAGGGAAGAAACTTTGGTTCAAGGAAGGTTCCCACTTACGCCGAGGGAATAGAGCTTGGGCTAACTCCTAAGTATGCAAATCCAGCCGAAATCATGTCTGAGTATGTAAATAAGATTGAAAAGACTAAGGCAAATATCGGGTTATTTTCGGAGATGAAAAAGAGGAACTTGATTGTTCCCTCCAGTATTGGAAGAGATACTCCCGGTTTTTCTCCCGTTAATGCACCGGGCTTCCCACGCTCTACTACGGGTTATGAAGGCAAGGTGTTTGATGGAAGTTATTACGCCCCGACAAGCATAGCCAGGGAGATAAATAGAATATTCAGCCCAGAGGACTTTGGAAAGCTAGGTAAGGGATTTAGAATTACCGCTAAAATATCAAAAGGAACACAAGACGTAGTTTTGTCAGGAGGATTACCGGGAACCCCAATCAACGCTTTTACGGCAGCTCAAACAGTCAAAGAGTTCACTTCGGGTAGCTTTGTCAGGCCGATTAAGGCTTTTGCAGTCTCACTTAATCCAAAGGCTTCTATGGAATACTTTAAAAACAACGCCGAGCAAATTAAGAAAATGCAGGCAAGAAATGTAACCGTAAGGTCGTCTTTCAACACTCAGGGTTTAATGGGAGGGGGAAATACTTGGGATAAGGTAGTCTCAGACCCAACTTTTAAAAGATTTATGCCTACCTTACAGATTGAACTCTTTAACAATGTAGAGAAAAAAGCTCTAGGAATGGGGAAACAAGCCGAAGAAGCAGCCGATATTGCCGCTAAAGCAGTCTCTAATTTTTATGGAATGACCAATACCGGAACTGCCGCCAGTAGGAGCAACTTAGGAAGAGATATCACTTCAACCGTTGCTTTTGCTCCTACCTATAGAGAGTCAATGATAAACATGTGGGTTAATAGTGTTAAGGCTCTTGGTAAGCCTCTTGCTTTGGAGAACAGACAAAACATTAAGTTCTTAATAGGGGCAGTCGCAACCTATGGGGCGATGAATTATCTTAATGAAAAACTTAACGGCCACCCAATGAGCCAGAACCCCAAGGGAAAAGAGGATAAATTGTTAATTCCAGCCGGAGACACAACCATCGGGATTCCGTTTCTTTCTTCAATCGCTACCGTACCAAGGGGGATATACCGCATCGTTAAAGACGTGCTGGATGTGGACTTTAAGGCGGCCGGTGCTGATACACTAAGAACTTTTGGATCAATGTTAATTAAGCCGGCAGGAGAAATGATCTTGAATGAGGACTACTTTGGTCAGGAGATATACGATCCCGATGCGGATAGACTTGAGAAGGGGAAACAGATAGCCTCTTACTTGTTTAAATCAAACCAGCACCCTTATGTTAAGGCGGCACTGGAGGCTAAGGGAACGCCCGTATATCAGACACTTTCAAAAGCCGGAGAATTACCTTTCAGGTTTTACAAGACATCTAGTATTGCCAATGCCCCGTTCTGGGATAACTATTTTGCAACCAAAAAACTAGACGAGCAGTTTCAAGAGTTGAAATACAAAGACCCCGATAAGGCGGTTGAGTTTTATAATGCCAACAAGCCCCAACTAGATAGTTTAAAACTTCTAAAAGAGAAAATAAGTGCTTACTATGAAACAGGGAAAGATAGTAGTGTTTTACAAGAAGGTGGGGTAGTTCAGGGAGACGGCCACATGGCCTTTACGGGAACTGACGGGAAATTCCACTTAATAGACACGAACTTTGACGTTCCTATTCCTGAATTTACGGGGAATGAATTATTAGACAAGAAAATTAGGTCGTCATATACAAGCAAGCTAACCTCTTTGGCGACCAATGTTGTTACCCTCTTTGAGAACGGAATTATTACAGCAGATCAGGCCGAGGAAGCCCTTGGGGGAATAGAAGAGCTTAAATTAAAAGTTAAGATTACCAAGGCTAAGGCAGCAAAGAAGATAACCTCTAGTAAAATAACCATGCCGAAGTTCAAGGTAAGCGCACCCAAAACAAGCAATATCAAGATTAAAGCACCACCCAAGCCGAAAAAGATTGCAATTGCCAAAAACACCATAAAGGTCAAAAATGTAACCTACAAGATAAATAAGCCAAGCAAGGTAAAACTGATAGTTGCCAAAAAGGGTTTTTTGGGGTAATGTTGTTTTAGATAGTCTTTATTACAAAAGTGAGTAATAAGACGACCATCCGATGTGGGTGGCCGTCTTTTTGTTTATAGGAGGCAAAATATGGCACAAGTTATTTCAGACTTAGACGATGCGATTGATTACATCAATGCATTATATGAATCGGATTCAACAGCCCCAACTTCGGGAGATGAGGATTACCTTGTCTGGACAAGTTTAGTCAACATCGCAGTCGATCTTTGGGAAAACGAAGAGGGTATTTTGTGGAAAGAGCTATTTGTTAAACTAGAAGATGCGGCCGATGGTGATAAAACAGTAACCGCAGGTGATTACAGCTATGTTTTACCCACAAACTTTAGGTTTCCGGCCTCCGGGTTTGTTTGGCTTGGTACGGGAACAAACAAAACAGCCTTTCAAGTAATAAAACAAGAGGATTTAGTGTTATATGAGAATGATATGGGGAATTGGTGTTACTTTTTAATGGACACTACCCCAACGCTTGAGTTTAACCCCAACTGCACGCTTACCACTGGGGACACTCTAAGCTACAACTACTACAAGAAAGCAACCGCTTTAACAACTGGGGCAAGCACTTTTGAAATGAGTGACCCGATGTTTGCAGTTTACTATGTACTATCAGAACTTAAAAAAGAAGAAGGCGACACTTCTGCCGCTTTGATCGCAACCCAGAAGCTTGAAGGCATGAAAACCAGAAACTCTATGCCAACCTGGTATCAACCAAGCCAACTAAGCGATAATTTAATTGAGGGCTTTGGAGTTTAAACAATGAAGTTAGCTAACCAAGCAAAACAAACCGCCAAGCAGATTGAAATTACCATTGATGATTTCAGTGGTGGTTCTAATTCTTTAATGGATGAGGCACGGATGCCCCCTAAGTTTGCAGTTGGTTCTACTAATTTACTTCAAGTCCAAGATGCAGTTTGGAAAACACGCTGGGGAACTAAATACTATGGTGCTGAGTTTCCAGATAACCCAGATGGTGGTTCTGAGTATGTTAAGTCAGACGGAACTACCGAACTTATCGTAATTGCCGACGGTAAAGCATATAAGTCCACCGACGGAGGCACTATTACCGAAGTAACAGGGGCAACCTTTACCGCCGGACTACCTTGTTATTTTATGCAAATAGCAGGTTATCTATACATTGCTAATGGTACCGACAACCTAGCCAGATATGATGGGTCGGTTTTAACCACCTATACCGAAATAAGTGCTCCTACCAACCTAGCCGCCTCTAGGACGGCCTCTGGTCTTACAAGTGGGGTTTATGGTTATTATGCCGAGGTTACGGCTTTAAATGATGTTGGTGAAACAGTAGGGTCAACTGAGGCTTCAATTTCAACTAACAAACTAAGAGACAATTGGACACCCTCTACTGATAAGATAGTTTGGTCGTGGACGGCTGCTTCTGGTGCCTCACGCTACCAACTATACTTAGCCGATGAGTCGGGGGATGAAACCTTATTAACTTCGGTAACAACCACTAATTTTACCGATGACGGATCGCTTGATCTTAACCCTTATGTGGTTCCACCATTACAAAATACCACTACTGCCCCGAAGTTTAAGTCTATGTGTGTATCGGGCAACAGAATATGGGCGACTAATGATTCAAACGCTTATGGTAGATATACCGTGTATTGGTCGGGAACAGGACAGTTTATGGGTAATTTCTCCGACTTTTATGGCGGAGGGTGGATCAACCTTGAAAAGGGTGGAGCAGAAAACCCAGTTGCAGTTAAGCACTATCAGTCGGGAACGGGAGACGGCAGACCTACGGTGCTTTGTAAGACCCCGAACGGAAGAGGTGCGGTTTGGCAATTAACGATTGCAACTGCTACGGTTGGAGATACTTCTTTTGCTATCCCATCGGCTACTAAGGTGGTGGGGTCTTTCGGAACGGAATCAATCAATGGGGTGGTAGCCACCAATAACGATATAGCCTTCCCCAATAGGAAGGGATGGTTTAGTTTAGGGCCGGAGAAGAATTACTACGGAATACTGAGAACCAATGAAAAGTCAAGTAATATCCGACCATACTGGAGGAGCTTAATCAGCGGCCAGATTGATGAAGTTTGTGCTTACTTCTACGACGCAAAGATATTTATTTCAGTTCCTACCTCAACCGCAGGGAATGATAGGATAATTGTCTATGATACTGAAAGAACCAACTGGAGTGTTGATTGGAGCGTGGGGGCAAAACAGTTCCTAGAATACACCGATTCAAGTTTAAATACTCATTTTTTACTTATTCCTACCAGCGGAACAAGACTAATAGAAATGTCAGAGAATTACCAAAACGATCTGGGAGTAGCCTTTAATCAATCTTACATTTCGCCCTTGCTTCCGGTATCTAAAACAAAAACAGATATCATGAATCTTAAAGAAGCCATTGTCGAGCTTGGTCGGCCAAAGGGATCAATCAACTTCTCTATCTTAGGAATAGGAAAAGACAATAGTTTTGCCACGATTGCGACTAAAACAATTTCCAGTTTCGGGTCAAATACTGGGGTGGGAACTGATTTAGTAGGAACAACCTTACTTTCAACAACCCAATCGGTTCCCTACTTTGATTTAACCCCGGTAGACACTTGGTTCGATTCACTTTGGGGATTTAGAAAGAAAATAACGATAGACCATACTAAGGTTAGTGCAGACTTAACCAACTTTCCGGTTTTGATTTCTGTTACCGATACGGATTTAGCTGAAGCGCAGGCAGACGGAGACGACTTTATTTTTACCGATTCAACCAACGCTAGGCTTTCACACGAAATTGAAAGCTGGACGGATGATTCGGGGATATTGACTGCTTGGGTAAGAGTACCAGCACTATCTTCAACAACGGATACTGTCTTGTATCTCTACTACGGCAATGCTGACTGTTCAAGCCAGGAAGATGTAGCGGGGGTCTGGGATACAGACTACGCCTCTGTTTATCACATGAACGATTTGACGACATCTACGGTACAGGACTCGGTCGGGGGACTCAATGGCACAAAGACAGCAGCAACAGAACCGACAGAAGCCTCTGCCAAAATCGGGAATGGCCAGAACTTCGACGGAGCAAACGATATCATTAACTGTGGTGCGGTCGATATTGGCGACAACACGGACAAAACGGTTGAGCTATGGGTCAAAAGAGAGTCAGATCCAACCACCTACACAAGAATCTACCAAAGAAACAAGTCGGCGTCTGCCTTGGCATCTATGCTTGTTGTTGATACCGGAGTTGGAAAGTTTGCTGCGATCTTCAATGATGGGACAGAAATGAGACAGGCTTTTGGGGTCGTTGACACGAACTGGCATCATCTGGTCGCCGTCTATGACGAGAGCGCCGCTACGGTCACCTGCTATATGGACGGCGTATTGGCTAGCGGGGTTACAACCGGGGGCTGGATTTTTGCGGCCAATGATAACCTGTACCTTGGAGGAAGAGGAGACGGCACGAAGTTCTTCGATGGTTCGATCGATGAGGTCAGATTCTCCAATATCGCCCGCTCCGCCGAGTGGATACTGACCGAATACAACAACCAGAACTCACCCTCTGATTTCTATGAGTTTGGTGCTGAAGAAGTGTATGACGCTGACCTCTATGGCGATGTCTACGAATTAAGACTTTTGGCCTCCCCTTCATCTTTTACCCAAGCAACTACAAAAGGGGCGATTAGAAAAAGAGCTAAATTATACGCCTTACAGTTTAAGGTCAGTTCACAAACGGCAGATACAAATTTTACAATTTTATCCCTTCAAGCGAAGGGTAGACTAATTCCGAGAAGAATGCCCAGCAGTTGGCTTAATTAATATATAATACAAAAGGAGGAATAATATGGCTGCAGCAAACACAGACAAATTTAAAAAACTATCCCGAAAGTGGACGGGACAAATCGGAGCTGGGGGGGTGGTTTCAGATGTAGTAACGACAATCCCTTTATCTTCTGCTACCAATTTACCGACAGACACGGCGGTGGTGGTAACGATTGACCGGGTGGATGTAAACGGAACGGCAACCCCGACACTTGAGGAAAGTGTTATCGGGGTGGTTTCTGGAAGCAACTTGGTATCTTGTACCAGAGGAGCAGAGGGAACAGCTCAAGCTCACAGTGCCGGAGCGGTTGTAGAGGTTCTGGTAAACGCAAAGACTTGGAATGACATGATAGACGGGTATTTAGCTGAACACTCACAACTTGGCGTTCACGCCTCAGGTTTGGTTACAACCTTAAAGGCTACAGGGGCAGTTGTTGATACTGGAACAAGTGATGTAACAATAGTAACCCCCAAAGCAATCGCAGACGCAAGTGTTTTGGCTAAGTTAGCAGGAACACAAACCTTTACCGGGGCAAAGACTTTTGGGGCGGGGCTTTTAATAGCAACCAAACCGGTGATAAACGGGACAAACCCAACGGCAGCTACTTATACGCCCGCTACTGGTTCTCAAACGGTAGCCTTGGATTGCGCCGCTAATAATATGCACGTTGTTACTGGGCATGCAAGTGGGACGGCAATAACTTTTACTGTCGCAAATGCAACTAACAGCCAACCATTTATTGTCTCAATTTTGCAGGGTGCGGTTGTCTCAACGATTGCTGGGTGGTTTGCAACTGTAAGGTGGGAAGGCGGAACTACCCCAACACTAACCCCAACAGTAGCAAAAAGAGACACTTTTGGGTTTATAAGAACGGGAGCAAATACTTATGATGGATTTGTAATAGGTCAGAATTGTTAAGGAGGATTTATGACAGCGATTGATAGTTATGTAAAATTGTTATTACACTGTGACGGAGCGGATGCTTCAACGACAATAACTGATGCTTCACCTGCGGCACATGGAGATGCAACTCTTTATGCCCATACTCAAATAGACACTGCTTATTCAAAATTCGGAGGTTCTGCTGTTTTGTTAGATGGAACAGATGATTACTTTACTTTTCCCGACCATGCCGATTGGAACTTTGGAACGGGAGATTTAACCATAGACTTTTGGCTAAGACCAAACGCAACCGGATCTCAAAATATCTTTGGTCAATATGCAGATGCCAATAACTACTGGAACATATATTACAGTTCAACGGCTATTGGTTTCCAATATAAGGTGAGTAGCAGTTGGGTGACAAATTTTGGCTGTGCCCCAACCTTGACTGCTGGAAATTGGTATCATATTGCGGTAGTTAGAAGTTCTGGAGTATTTTATACCTTTGTCAACGGGGTTAGCAATGAACTTACTTTAAATTTTGGGGAATATGATGCTGACTTGACCGATTTAGCCGCCGTCTTGAAGTTTGGACAAGAAAACAACAATGTTTGGCTTAATGGTCACTTAGATGAATTTAGGGTCAGTAAGGGGATAGCCAGGTGGACAGCAAATTTTACCCCACCCACCAAGCCCTACGGATCAGGCGGTGGGGCATTTTTATTTAATATGATATAAGATGGAAGAATTCTTTAACATAGTTTCTACCTTCGGTTTCCCGATGGTGCTGGCTGTTTATCTGCTTTTTAGGTTTGAGAAGAAACTTGAAGCACTAGAAGCAACAAATAGGTCTTTGGTTGAAGAAATAAAAGTGTTTAAAGAGGAAATCAAAGATTTACAGAAAATTATTACTAATTTAAGAAGGAATAAATGAATTACTGGTTAGCCACTTTTGAATATATTACCCACGACCCCTATTTTTGGCCGTCTATGTCTATAACCTCGATTGTGGGTGTGTTTATCGGGGCGGTTGTTCACAACGGGGATTTAAGACAGGCCAGAAAAACACTTGTATCTTTAGGCTTTTTGGTTTTTTTAATTATTGTCGTTAACGTAAACAGGGTGCTTCCCCAAATTGGCCCAGAAACCCCTCCCTCCCACCCTTTTGCCTCGGTTTTAACTGTTTTGTCGGTAACTCTCTTTTATCTTATTGGTATGACCTTAGGTATTTTAGCTGTAAAAAAAGCCCGTGGACATATTGAAATAAAACAAAATAAGGAGTAATAATAAATTATGAAATATCCAGTCCACGAGTACACAAAATGGTACAACGCTCAAGGCTTTGGAGTTAAGACTGATTACGGATTTCACGAAGGAAGCGATCTCAACTTAAAGACGGGGGGAGATAGTGACCTAGGACAAGAGTTGTTGGCGGTAGCAGATGGTGAGATCACTTCGGTTCACTCCCATACTAAAGTCCCTTCATTCGGTAAACACTTTCATTTAAAAGTAGAAACCCCGCTTGGTGTACGGTGGTTTAACTACTGCCACTGTCAGGATGTTTTAGTTCCGGAGGGTGCTATGGTTAAAGAAGGGCAGTTAATCGCCCACCTTGGTAAAACAGGAACTACAGTGGCCCACTTGCACTTGGCTTGTAAAAACCAGCCTACAGGACTTGACGGGATAGCTACTACAGAAGAACTACTTAAGTCTTGGGAAGACCCGATATTGTTCATTGAGAAGGTTAACGCCCTTCTTGCGACCCCTAGCGACCCCACAGCTGGTATAAATGAAAGGGTTACCGCTGTTGAAAGTGGGCTTGATAAGGTTAATGACGAATTATCCAGAAATACTAGGCGGTTGGATGAAATTCAAAGAAGTGTAGATGTCGTGTCGGCAGACCGAGCCATTCTTGAAAGCATACAGGGGAAACTTACCGAGTTAAAGGAACTTGTAAAGATAAATTCCGATAGCTTAACATCTACCAAAAAAGAATTAAGAGACGAGATGCGGACAGCAACAGAGTTGACAGAGAATAGGTTGAAGGCATTGGAAGAGCCAAGAGGCCCAGTAGAAGGTGAAGGTAAAAAATTTGATATTTTACTTGAACTTGGTAAATTGTTTTTAGGGAAAAGGAAATAATATGTCTTTAAAAAAGGGCGAATATCATCACACACTAAAAGCAAAAGAAGCTATAAGTAAAAACAATGCCCGTGTTTGGCTTGGTAAACATTTTTCAGAAGAAACAAAGAAAAAAATGAGTGAGGCCAAAAAGAAAAACCCAGTAAGGTATTGGTTAGGGAAACACTTATCACCAGAAGTGGTAGAAAACCTTAAAAAAGTAAATACAGGGAAAAAAATGTCAAACGAAACCAAAGAGAAAATTAGTAAGGTTTTAATTGAAAAACTTAAATCAAAAGAACTAAGAGAGAAATGGAGTGAAGGCCAAAGGGGCGAAAAAAGCCATCTCTGGAAAGGTGGGATTACTCCTCAAAATAAAATAATTAGAGAGGGAATAGAAATTAGGTTATGGAGAGAAGCGGTTTTTGCGAGAGATAATTGGACTTGCCAGAAATGTAAGAAAAGGGGACTTGTCTTGAACGCCCACCATATTAAACCTTTCTCAAAGTTTCCAGAGTTTAGGTTCGCTATCGATAATGGAGTTACTCTTTGTAAGAGTTGTCACAAGTTAATACATTCGGTTAAAAATGGCTAAAAGAGATAAGAATAGTCGTTTTGTCGTTCAACTGGCAAGATCGTTAGCGGCAAATAAAAAGAAATTAAAGAAATGAAAGAAAACAAGTCAGCCGAGTTATCTAAAATGTGGATGGAAGCCCAAGAGTTAAGAGCCGAGGGTAAGAATGTAAATGGGCTGATAGAGAACTTGGAAGAACGTTTATTTTCAGAGGCCGATGCCCGCATAGATGCTTATTGGGCGGAAAAGAAAGGTCTTAAACCCCAAGTAATACCCGAAAGCCCTTGGGAGAGGGAATATCACGAAACAGAGAAAATAGTTTTTGAAGCAAAAGAAAAGAGGTGACCTTTATGCCGAAAATAAATTGGAGTTTACTTTGGGAAGCGACCAAGCTTCCGTTAAGGGTTTTTGTACTTGGTATTCTTCCTGTAGCAATTACTTATTTTACCGAGTTAGGAACTGAATGGGCAATAATAATTGTTACTCCATTAGTAATCCTTGATAGATATTTGCATTTGATCTGGAAACAGGAAGAAGAAAAAGACTTGTTAAGAGAAAATACTAAACCAACGGGAATAGTTCCTTTTTAAACTATGGTTAAAAATTGTGATAATTGTGGGATTTGTTGTAGATATATTGTCCTTGAGATACCAGAACCAAAGAATAAAAAGGACTTTGACCATATAAGGTGGCTTCTCTTACACAAGGGGGTTGAGGTCTATGTTGAGAAGGATAAAAGTTGGAATGTTTCAATAGATACGGAGTGTATAAACCTTAAAGACGGAAAATGTCAAAACTACATAAACAGACCGAATGTTTGTAGAGAATATACAATAAGTGAGTGTGAAAGATTTAAGAAAATTTAAAAATAAACCACTGTTTTAAACTTGTATAAAACAGGTAGTGCTTGAACACTCAGTGGTTTATGGTATTAAGTATATCACACTATGTCTAATAAAGAAAACTATCAAGAAGTTGGACGCTTTATGGTATCAGACCAAAAAGGCTTTAGAATTATCAGAAAGTATTATTCGGGCTGGCATCCAGAGTTGGGAACTTTAATAAACGGTTGGTCGGGTAAAGAAACAGAGGTGACTTATGATGTTATTAAGCCCGTTGGAATAGTGGAGGTGAAAGATGAACAGGGAAGTTAGCAAACTTATTATAGACTCACGGGGAACAGAAAAAATTGTTAGAGTTTTACCCCCCAAAGCCCCTACTCCTCAAGAAAATGTAATCGTTTTTCCCGACAAAAAAGAAGTTCATATTGACTGGCGAAGAAACCTTAATCAGTTATCCGCAATTTCTAAAACAATAAAAGAAGCGGAAATAGTCCAAGAAGAAGGCACTTTCAGAGTGCCTTTTTCAAATCCAGAGATACCTTACGCAGTTGGGTTTATCTTTTCAGATGCTCATATCGGTTCAAATACCACAGACCACGATTTAATCAGAGATGTATTAGAAACAGTCCTTGCTACTCCTAACGGCTTCCTAGTTGATGCCGGAGATACTTTTGATAATGGAATCTGGGGTGGTTTATCACACGAGGCAATAATGCCCGCCTATATGCAGGCTTTTACCATAGAAGACATAATAAGAGAGTTTGGGGAAAAGTATGCTTGTGCGGTGGTCGGCAATCACCCAGAGTGGATGTTTCAGACCGCAGGGGTAAAACCAGAGTTCGTGTTTGCCAAACAAATGAAGGGAGTGGTATTTGCCGGAATGGGGTTACTGCACTTAGAGGTAGGAGATCAAAAGTATGATTGGGCGATAGCCCACCAATATTGGGGGATGAGTAAAATTAACATTCACAATGTTTGTGTAAGGTTAAGAGAAAACGAATATCCTAACGCTGATGTATTTACAGTTGGACACCAGCATATCTGGGGGCATATGAAGGAAATGGTTGACGGAAGGGAAGTTCTTTATACCAGACCAGGAACAGCTAAACTTAGCGATAGATATGCCAGAATACATGGAATAGCTAAGAGAGGACAGCAAATGGGGTTGGCAGTGGTATTTGGGGCAAAAGAGAAATCGTTTGAAGCCTACAGTATCGGGGATGCGGTTGATTTACAGTTTTTAAGAAAAGAAATAGCTAATGGCAAGTAAAGAGCAACTAAGAATAAGAGCCGACAAAAAGAGAGTCAAAGAAATTTATAACAACCAGTGTGCCAATGTCGAGCAGTGCCATTCTACCGAGAAACCCCACATTCACCACATTGTCTTTAGGTGCCAAGAAGGTAAAAATGCCACCCATCAAGAGATTGAAAATAAAGCTAACTACGTCCCATTATGCTGGTTTTGTGAACGGAAACTTCACGAAATGGCGAAATGATATAGTTTGCTTATTATGTTGCTAGTTTACAACTTCTAAAACTTGTTTTATAGTGCTTGTATATGTTTAGGAACGAAGGAAAGTTTTTTTGTCAATTACAATCGGCTTTCTCTAGTTTCTAAACAAAACTTTCCGGAGAAGGCCGATTTTAGTTTATGGAAACAGTAATACTTGGAAATCACATAGTAGTTGATATACACAAGCCTATGAGTGTTCAACCGGACTATGATTTCTGTCGAGTAAACAAAGCCTATTTTGACAAGGCAAAAAAGACCAGTAGATATGTATTAGTAAGAACACCAAACGGGGAACGAGTATTTATGCCGAAAGCTATGAAAAAATATAAAGTGGTTAAGGAGTGCTTCTTGTTTAAGAATTCTCCGATGTTAATGTACCAATTAATTATTCCCCATTGTGAAAAGAAAGAAAATGATTACTATCGTTACACCGATGTATGATTAAAAGAAATTGTAATTATTGTGGCAAAGAGTATTTAACCCCAGCCTACCCTTTTAAAAAAGGACAAGGAAGATTTTGCTCGTTAAAGTGTAGTAAACAAATAACACCAGAAGAAACTAGACAAAAAATGAGTAACAGTGCAAAAAAAGCAGACCACGGAAAATTGTTTAGAGGAGTCCCAAAATCAGAGTTACATAGACTCCATTTAAGTTTAGCTAAAAAAGGGAAACCGACAAAAGTGCATTATCTTAAGGGACATATTCCGTGGAATAAAAACAAACACCGAACGGATATTTGTGGAGATAAACACCCTTGTTGGAAGGGAGGAGTAACGCCTCTCAATCATAAAATAAGAAAATCTTTTGAATATCAACTATGGAGAACTGCGGTCTTTGAAAGAGATAACTATACTTGTATTTGGTGCGGGGCAAAATGCGGAGACGGAAAAAATGTTATTTTAAACGCAGACCACATCAAACCATTTTCTTTATTTCCCGAACTTCGTTTTGCAATAGATAATGGGAGGACTCTTTGTAGAGATTGTCACAGAACCACAGAAACATGGGGCGAAAAATTAACAATTCACAATAAAGCCGAAAGCGAAGCCACGGATAAGGCTTAATACCGTGAGGCGAGGGGCAACCTGTTGCGAGATGACGGCGATGCCCTAAGGACACAGCAACTCAATTTTTCAAGTCGTGTCCCCTTGTTAAAAACAAGCTGATAGGGAAAATATAGCGATCCGAGAGAAAACGGAATAAATCGCCGAATTTAATAACTTAGTATGACGAAGCTAAGGGGTTCCCTATTGCTCGATTCTGGCGATACTCATATGACAGACGAAGAAAAGAAAAAATATGTTATCCAAAATATAAAGACTTCCTCTGGGGAAAGAATAACCCAGATGGTTAGTCGGTACTTTAAGCAAACATACTTTAGTGGTTCTTTAAGTGTGGTTAAAGAAAATATATCCGCCCCGGCTACTTCTGAACAAATAGTAAATATTTTCGGCGGCGATTTGACAAATTGACTATTCTATGATATATTGTGTTATATGAAGTTCTACACACCACAAGAAGTAGCAGATATATGCGGGGTCAACCGGATCACTATTTATCGCTGGATAGAAGCGGGCAAAATAGAAGCCAAGACCATGGGTTTTAAACAAAGAAAATATATAGCCGAAGTTGATGTTCCGACATTTATAAGAAAAAACCGAAGCTAAATTGCTAGTTGCATTATACTGTTATACATTGTATAATAAACAAGTATGAATGACAAAGATTTAAAAGAAAAGGCAATTCAATTCAAAGGCAAGGCTTATGTTCAAGTTAAAGACCGGGTAGACTACTTCAATAACACTTATCCTTTAGGCTGTATAGAAACACAATTAGTAGAAATTAAAGACTCCATGGTTATTTTCAAAGCGGTAGCGATTCCAGACACTACGCAACCAACCCGCTTCTTTACCGGATACTCTCAAGCAAGTTTTAACGATACCAATTCTTTTGTTAATAAAACAAGTGCTTTAGAAAACGCTGAAACTTCGGCGGTTGGCCGGGCTTTGGCTTTTATGGGAATTGGGGTAATTGATTCAATCGCAAGTGTGGACGAAATAAACAAAACAACTTATGTAAGACCAACACAAGAAAAAGACGACTTATGTGTAGTAAAGACCTTGTACTAGGGGTTGATTCCCCTAGAGACGAGCCTATACGAACTGGGGCAAAGGTTCGTAAGTCTGGCACTGCCCGGACTGGCTCGTATCTAGGAGGATCAAAATGAACAAATGGACAAAAGCATGGAAGGTCGGGTCTAACCAACATAAGAAAACCCCAAAAACCAGTTATGGGTTATTCTTAAAAGTATGGCTTATTTTACTGGCTCTTATAGTAGCTTTTGCTCTTTGGTATCAATGGGAGCTGGATCATCCAGTTGAGATCATTTCCCCGATACCATCAACAGGCTACTTAAGAGTTAAACAAGTAAAAGCGGCAGAAACAACTATCCGGCATATAAAAACTTATAAGGGAGAATACAACGTTCCAACTAGAGATATTATTGCCATGATAACCGAGGCTTTTTCTGAGTACGGGGATAGGGTTGTAAAACAAGCATTAGACATTAGTTATTGCGAATCAAAGTGGAACGAGAAGGCCGAGAACTGGAACACCAATGGATCGGTTGATCGGGGAATCTGGCAAATAAATTCTGTTCACAAATACAACAAGGCAACTTTAATGGCGGCGGCTGAAAACATAGCGATAGCCAAAAAGATGTATGCACGTCAAGGTTTTAGACCATGGGTCTGTGCAAGAAAGCTAGGGTACACAAAATGAGAGAGATTAAGTTCAGGGCGTGGTCTACAGAAAAAGAACCCAAAATGATCTACTTTCCGAAAGACGGTGCTTTTAGTGGACGAGACTTAATCGAATCCGATAAATGGAAACTCATGCAATACACCGGCCTCAAGGACAAGAACGGGAAGGAGATTTATGAGGGAGACATTGTCGAAATAACCCTGCTCGATGTTCATAACCCTGTTCCTAATGCGGAATACGATGACGAGTGTTCTCCAAAAGTCAAAAACACCTGTGAAATAAGGTGGAGGAATTCGGCGGGGTTCATAGCCATCGTGAAGACAGGGAAGTATAGAGGGAAAGCGTTAAGGCTCAAGAACGCTTCTGATGAGGTCATCGGTAACATCTACGAGGACCCCGACCTGTTGAAGGAGGCTACAAAATGAGTGACTTTATATACGACCTACAACAAAACAAAGACTGGTGGCAGGAGTTGTTCGGGATATTGTTTGTTATTCTATTATTCTCGTTTTTAGTGAGTTACATATTATTTTATGAGCTTATATGAACAAAAATAGCGATTGTAAACGAATATACAGATATCACGCATGGGAAGAAGGAGAAGAAACTTGTTCCCGGTGCGGTAAGAGTAGAGTTACCAAGACTAAACAAGGCGATTGGGAGAAGGAAACGAAGGAAACCTTTGAGAGGATAGTGTTTGAAACAATGGCCGACATGACAGAAGTGGGTGTTCAAAAATGGGAATTTGATTGGTCAAAACTCTGGAACTTTATCCGCCAGACCAGAGAACAGGCAAAACAAGAGGGGATAGAGGAAGCGATAAATTGGGTTCAGGTAAACCAAAAAGGCACGTTTACAGATGAAGCCGGACACGATTGTTGGTATATTGATGATTTAGTAAAGGCTCTCAAGGAACTAAAAAAGAAAGCTAAACTTAATAAAATAATAGGAGGGAGGTGAAAGAATAAAATGTCAAAAATAGACTTAGCTAAAAAAATAGTAGAAGAAGCCAAAAAAGAACTTAATAAAGAGCGTGAGGAAAAATATAGAGAGCAAGCAAAAAC